GCCGCCGCAGTTGAGGTGAAGCTGCATTTTGTCCAGCTCCATCTCCTCAATCAGGCCGTCGAACTCTTTCGCCAGCTCCCGCTTGGAAATCCGGCTGTGGTGCTGCGCTTGCAGTTCCGGCGTCATTTCTCCGCGCAGTTTGCGAAACAGGGTGCGCCACTGGCTTTCTGCCTCCTGGCTCTGCACTTCGGTGTCTTTCTTCTGTTGGTGGCAGCGGGCAATGCCGGTTACGACGTCGGTCAATGCCTGGTAGTTTTTGTCGTGGGCGGCGCGAGCGTCACGCAGGGCTTGCAGTTTATCGGTGATGTATTTCGGTAAGGCGGTGGTGCTCATGGTCATGTCTCCGGTGTCAGTCAATGTGAAGCTATTCTGCTGACCGCCGTACAACATCGCCATTCATCCCGGTTGGACTGTCCCCAGGACAACAGCCCCGATCACTGATGAGAAAACCATCAAGCCATTTTTAGTTTTACCTAAAACTATTCACTACTGTTCACCTAAAGAAAAAATATAGATAAATCAGTAAATAAAAGGGTGAACACTTCTCACCAAACTCTTCACCCAGTGTTCACCACTGTTCACCCGGCCCAAAACGTCCTTTTCCCTGGCTAGCGGTGTTTGGCGGTTTTTCCCTATTAATCAACCGTCCATTCATCGTTCAGGCTTTCCGGCCGGTTTGCCAACAACGGTCAATAAATGCCAATAAAGGCCAGTATCGGCCAACGTTGTCCACTTGATTGAAAAGTAAGCATAAAATCTGTTCCACCACACAACAACACCTTGTTGCCACCCCGGTAAATATTCACATAATAGGGCGCTACCGAAGTTCACACAGTCCCGGCCAGCGTTTGCCGGACACAAAGAGGTAGCGTTTTTATGTTGACCGTTTCCACCCCCACTCCATCTACCCCGTCGCCGGTGCTTTCTGGCGGTTACACCCCGCGCGAGCGCTTTATCCGCCTGCCGGAAGTGCTCTACACCACCGGCCTGTCCCGCTCCACCGTGTACGAGATGATGAGCCGCCGGCAGTTCCCGGTTCAGGTCTCCCTCGGCGGTAAAAACGTCGCCTGGCTGGCCTCCGAGGTCGAGCAGTGGATGGATGAACGTATCGCCAACCGTCACCAGGAGGCCGCCGCATGATGCGATTAACCTTTGGTCGCCAGCACTTTACCCTGAGCGACAACGACGCACTGTTTATCGCGGAAGCTATCCTGTTACAACGCAAAGAGCCTAGCGTCGTCTTGCCGGAGCACCGCAGCGAAAAACACGGCGTTATACGTCTGGCGAGTCGCCAGGCTGAACCGCGCCTGTTTAGTGCCGGGCCGGTGCCGCTGACCTGCGCGGCGGCCGATACCCGCAACGACCAACTGACCGACTGTTGATCACTATGCGATCGATTGAACGTTCGGGGGCGTCTTACGGCTTGCCCCCACGTCCGGCCCTGCGCTATAGTCCCCCAGCTGTCGCAAAATCGGCAGCCGGGCGTGAGAACCCGAGTTACTTCAAGGCGACACAACACGCGCCAGGCGTGTTTTTTTATGTCGTAGCCTTAGTGCGCTCATTTTTTGCGCGGTGGATGTTATGCTATCGCAGCAGTCAATCAATGGTGGCTCAGGCGGGGCAGCCTTCGGGCTGGCCGGTTCCCTTGAAGGCCGGTTTCTCACCCCCGTCTGGGCTACCACCCTTGCGTGAGAACTTTGGTGGTAGCAATAACCTTTACTTCAAGGAGGCTGCCACCATGGCTACGACCCTCACCCCGACTCACCCTACATTCTGCTTTTTGTTTGCGGCCGTGCGCCGTTCTGCGCTGACGGCTTCACCGCGTATCGTGCGCACCGTGGCAGATACCGAACGCAACGCCCGTCGCCTGCTGGCCCGTGATTACGTGTTGTCCTTTGCCGGTCGTCTGCCGGTTAAGGCGGCAGCATGAACACCCTGGCCGACCGCTACTACCGCGACACCCATTACCCAATCCCGCACGCCGATTTTCTGCGCCTCCAGCATGCGCACGCCACCGGCGTGCTGTTCCTCGACCTGCTGGACACTCTCGACCTCGGCGGGCAGCGCCCCGATGCCGTGCAACAGGCATCGTTTGCCTCGGTCATTGCCTTGCTGACCGACCAGCTCGGCCACGTCGTCAACACCTGTGAAACCCAAATTCTTGCCCGCATGGAGGCCACCGCCGCATGAACACTGCATCCTGTTTACCGATTGAAGTCCGTACCGCCGTTTTCCGCCGCGCCGTGGCGCAGGCCTATCTGGACACCTGCGCCTTTTACCGGGTGAGCCACGGGTACACGCTGGACGAGCTGCAGATGACGATTGCCCTGCGTCTGGAGGGGCACTTTGTGCGTCAGTATGGCGCAGAGGACGGCATGGACATGGCGTGCACCATGCTGAGTGACATGGTGCAACCGGACGTTCTGGTGGCCGCGCCGCGCCTGACCGCGCTGGGGCAAAAGATGATGGACGAGCTGTGCTGCGAACGCCTGTCGGCATCGCAGAACGCCACCGTACACTGAGGAGAAGAGCATGAGCGCCCAGTTCGTATCTCAGACCGTACGCACCGCCACCGGCCAGTGGCCGGTGATACTCCCGGCCCTCGGCATCGCCTTGCAGCCGAACGGCAAGCCGCAGCCGTGCCCGACCTGCGGCGGTAAAGACCGCTTCCGTTTCGACAACCAGGACGGGCGAGGCACCTGGTTCTGCAATCAGTGCGGGGCCGGTGACGGCCTCAACCTGGTGGAAAAAGCCCTGTCACTGTCTGCCAGGGCTGCTGCCGAACAGGTGGCTGCCGTGATGGGGAATAGCACCAGCGCCTTGCCACCGGCCGCTGAGAGCGGTCATTCAACACAAGACAAGGCCGAGGCCCAGCACAAGGCCGCGCAACAGGCACAGGCTCTGTTGGCCGCCGCTCAGTGTAAAAGCGGCAATGCCTATCTGAGCGCCAAAGGCTGGCCGGAGGTGGACTCCCTGACCTTACAGGGCCAGCCGCTGCGCGTCGGCGGTATCACTTTCCAGCCCGGCGACCTCTTGCTGCCACTGCATAATGCCGGGGGCGAGGTGGTCAACGTGCAGCTGATTAACGCCAACGGGGACAAGCGCATGCTGGCGGGCGGGCAGGTGAAAGCTGCCTGCCACACCCTGAGCGGCCCGGACAACGCGGTTATCTGGCTCACCGAAGGCTACGCCACCGGCCTCACCGTACATCGCCTGACCGGTGAGACGGTGTGCGTGGCGCTGAGCGCCAACAACCTGGCGGCCGTGGCGCAGCAGCTGCGCAGCCACTACCCGGACGCACGGCTACTGCTGGCGGCCGATAATGACCGCAGCGGCACCGGGCAGACCCGCGCCGCCGAGGCGGCCACACGCACCGGCGGTGTCCCGGCGCTCCCGACAGACATCGGCGACTGGAACGACGTCTACTGTCAGCAGGGCGCAGAAGCCACGCGTGTGCAGCTCCAGGCGTTCAGCCAGCCGCCGCAGCCCAGCCCGTTCGACACGCTGAGCGATGCTGACCTGAAAGCCATGAGCGCCAGCGAGAAGGCCGAACTGCTGGCCGAGCACTACGGCAACACCCTGGCGGTGCCGCCGGTGGGGGAAGAGCTGTGCCGCTATACGCGTGGCGCCTGGCAGGTGCTGCCGCACCGACAGCTGAGCCGGGAAATTGCCGCGCTGTTCCAGAAGGTGCGCGCGCCATTCTCCGCCGCCGGTATCAACAGCATCCTGGACACCCTCAAGCTGATGGTGCCGCAGATGGGCGACCCGGCCCGCCGGTTGATAGGCTTTCGTAACGGGGTATTCGATACCGTCAGCGGGCAGTTCAGCGCCCACCGGCAAGAACACTGGCTGCGCACCGTCAACAGCGTGGACTATACGCCGCCGCGTGCCGGGGAGAACCTGGCCGACCATGCACCGCACTTCTGGCAGTGGCTGACGCGGGCCGCCGGGGGGAGTCACGAGAAGCAGGAGCGTATTCTCGCGGCACTCTTTATGGTGCTGGCCAACCGCTACGACTGGCAGCTGTTCCTCGAAGTGACCGGGCCCGGCGGCAGCGGCAAGAGCGTAATGGCGGCCATCGCCCGGCTGTTGGCAGGTAGTGACAACACCACCTCCGCGACCATCGACAACCTGGAGTCGGCGCGCGAGCGGGCCAGCGTGGTCGGCTTCTCGCTGATTATCCTGCCCGACCAGGAGAAGTGGAGCGGTGATGGGGCAGGCATCAAGGCCATCACCGGCGGCGATGCGGTCGCCATCGACCCGAAATACCGCGACGCCTACGCGGCGCACATCCCGGCGGTGATACTGGCGGTCAACAACAACCCGATGCAGTTCAGCGACCGCAGCGGCGGCATATCGCGCCGTCGCGTTATTCTGCCGTTCCCAGAGGCTATTGCTCCCGAAGAGCGTGACCCGCTGCTGCTGGCGAAGATCACCGAAGAGCTGGCGGTGATTGTGCGTCACCTGATGCAGCGCTTTGTCAACCCGAATGACGCCCGCGCACTGCTCCAGGCGCAGCAGAGTTCGGCGGAAGCCCTGGAAATCAAACGGCATGCCGATCCGCTGGTCGATTTTTGTGGCTACCTGACGGTGCTGGGCACCCCGGAAGGAATGATGATAGGCAACGCCAACATCACCCCGCCGAACCCGCGCCGCTACCTGTACCACGCTTACCTGTCGTTTATGGCCGCACGAGGCTATCAGCACGTGATGAACCTGACGGCGTTCGGCCAGGCGGTGCCGCAGACGCTGAAAGAGTATGAGCATACGCTGCTGAAACGCCGCACCAAGCAGGGAATACAGACCAACCTGATATTGAGTGAGGAATGTGAGGCGGACTGGTTGCCGAAGTGCGGTGCGGTGTGACGATGAGCGAGTCGATCGGCCGGGCCGATCAATAGGCCATTATTGATCTGCCGAACCCATTGGACGCTCAATCGCTGCGCCGCCTATAGTGGTAGTGACCTTAATACACGCAGCAACACCAGGGCATCCTATCGACCGCTGAACGGCCAAGATCATAACGACAAGCGCTCCCCAAACCGGCTCAGGCCGGTTTTTTTAAGCACTACGATCATTAAAGTGTGATATTTCAACTGGTTGATAAGTAAATAAATTGTTTTAAATGGATGGCTGGTATTTCGATGAGGTGCATGAAAAGTTCTTGATAGGAAAAAGGGGAGTGAAATCTCCCCTTTAATGGTCTATCAAGCGGCGTGCGGTAGTGAACGCCAGTGTGCGCATACATACTCTAAACGTCCTAGGCGACGGCGTACGTAAGAGCACACATGTACAACTTTTTGTTGATTCATATGAATCCCTCTATTGCATTAAGGAGGGATCTCTGGATATATAGGGGCCAGAAGAGTATAATCTTCGCGTCTTATCAAAGGTCATGCTCTGGGATTGAGACCTCCCGTGTAGCATCCTCGCTTGTTTAATATTCCACTATTAACCAAGCTCTAGCCCCAAGGATAGCCATTTTCGTTCCACCGATAATGGCTATTTTTCTTTGCGAACTCCTTTAAACGGAGTCCCATCCGATTTCACATCGATGAATCGTCCTGTATCAGTATCTCGCTTAACCCAATGACCCGAGGGGGTTTGGCACTGGCTGCGATCCCGTACCGCACCAATGCGATGTCCATCACCATATGGTTTGTTGACTGCCATGATATGCCCTTCCTATGTGCGTGGCATTATTGCCGATTGTCAGTATACCAACGGCGCAGAATTGATCAAGCATTAATCGAATCAAAATGATCTCATCAATGGAACAAAAACGATCTGATGTGTGTCATAATGTCTACATGTAGTGTTTCCTATTGATTTGTTTACCAAGAGGGTGTGGCGATTATGAACCCAATATCTAGTTTTATACCCCATGGCCGTGACAGGCTGAAATACATAGAGTTTTCATTAATCTTTAAAGGGGAGGTGTCAAGAGCGAACCTCATGGATACATTTGGTATCAAAGAGGCGTCTGCTACAAGAGATCTGAATCAATACATTGAGTTAACTAATGAAAAGAACAGTTTTTTTGATAAAAAGTCTAAAAAACATGTGATTAGAGATGAAACTTTCTCTCCACACTTTGAGCTTACTGACATAGACGCACTTTGTTGGTTAAAGGCGGAGAAAGTTGATAAAAGTGAACAGTATTATACTTACAGATGCCAAAGGATAAATTTGCCTTCGCAAAGAGAGTTTGCTCCAATTACTAGGGCGATCACGCAGAAATCGAAGGTGGAGATTGAATATCTATCGGTTGATAATGGCATTTCTAAAAGAATTATTACACCACACAGCCTTTTTGATGATGGGTTAAAGATATATATAAGAGCATATGATAGTAATAGAAAGAAATTCTTAAACTTTTCACCATCAAGAGTGGTTTCCTCTAAACTGCTTGATTCAAAGCCAGGTGTGGGTGAAAAAATTGAAGATGATGAAAAATGGAATTTATTCATTGAGTTAGATATTGTCCCTCATCCAGCTATAAAGGTGAAAGAGACAATAG